CTTCCTCGGCCTCCTCCTGTTCCTCCGCCTGTTCCTCCGCCTGTTCCTCCGCCTCCTCCGCCTGTTCCTCGGCCTCATTTTCTATTTCTTGTTTAACAGTTTCAACAAGTGATGTTAGATCTTCGGTTGATTCTGTTGCTGTGTCATCTACTTCCTCATCAACATCACAAACGTCGAGGTCGCCGCCGCTGCCGCCGGAAGAAGAAGATACGATTACGTTCTTTGTATATGAAGATGGAGGAACAAAAGTGTCTTCTTGGATTGTTTTAGGAAGAGGTTCATTTTCATGAATCTCCAATCGAATCGATTCTTCTTCATGAACATGTTCAGCGACTGACTGCGAGGAAGAAGATACTGTCTTCATATCGACCTTCGATTCCAAAGCAATAATATAACGGTTGAGTTCAGCAATCGCGGACTGAAGCTGATGAATTTCATCTTCACGTCTCATACTTCCATCTCCACCAGAGGCACTAATCGTTTCGTTATTGCGCAACCCTTTGTTATTGTCGTTCATCTCCAATTCGTTGATTCGTTCTTGTAATTTACGAACACATGGCAACCCCATAATTGTGTCGTGTGTTTCCTTATAAACTGTGTATTCGCCGATGACACCTGACAATATGCTGGTAATATGTTTTGTCATAACCTGCGACACGTCTTCGATCATAGGACGTATATCGATTGTCATACCACCACCACCATTAGACGTCTGAGAAGAAGACGAAGACGATGACGATGAATAATTAGGTTCGGCCATTTATGTTTGACTGTGTTGTAATCTTTATATTCTAATACGCCGATTTCAATTTTCAGAACATTAAAATCCTAAAAATTCTATCCGAGTGTAAAGTATATAAAGTTTCAAACAAGTATTAATTTATTATTGTTATTATTATTATTATTATTATTATTATTATTATTATTATTATTATTATAATGACAGAACAAAGCACAGTTTCAGCTCTTACTCCGTCCCCAGGAGTCATCGACACGATGACACGAGTTATTATGTCACAAACCGATATGACAGAAGAACAAGTAAAAGCGGCCTTAGAACATACAAACTATGATTTAAAGCGCGTTATTCGAGAATACATGCGCGGAGAAACTGTTGAAACGGTAACGTCCAAAGACATGACAAATTCATCTGCTGATCAGAGAGTGAATACAGCGATGAGCACGAATCAAATGCGATTTTCCGAAATACGAAATTTCATGGATAAATCAGCGCAACAATATTATCGTCAGCAAGAAATGACAAAGATTTATAATCAGGTCATGGAACGAAAAAAGGCAGAAGCAGCACAAGCACAAGCACAAGCCGCCACATCAGAAAATGAAACAGTTACATCAGAGACGACATCAAAACTATAATCGATGAATGACGCAGTTTAAGGTTTGAATTTCTGTCAAATATTCACGTGGAAGTAATTTTACACCAGCGAATTTACTATCTGCGCAATTCATTTTTGAAAATAGCACAGTTGTGTTCATACGTTTGATTGGTGGATTCAAATTTTGTTGAACTATATATGTTTCATTCAGCTTTGGGTCATTTTTCCATATCATCGCAACATGACCATACGGATAATCAGGTTTCTTGTATTTCCAAAATATGATACTTCCTGGTCGTAAATAATAAGATGCACTATGTGTATATGGATAGGAACATGTCAGCAGCGGTATTGGTGTATGTGATTTGTTCACAGAATCGAAATGTGTTATTCGTTTGAAAAAATCAGTAGCATCCACTACATCTGGAAAAGTTAATCCTTTGTGTATTGTAAAAAAACGCCGAATCAATTCAACACACTGGAATTCTAAACCATATTTCGTCGGATAACTCGCATTTTTGGTCTTTTTGATATACAATACAATATTTTCTTCTTCTTCTTTTTTCGAAGCTGTCATCGGATATATAATATATTACACGAAGATAATATATTATATATCATTTATGTCGCGTCCTTAGGTTTCAATCCGCAACACTATTACTTTGAACTAATGTAGTCTTGTATCGTTTCTTTAATTTGAGCGTATTTGTGGGTATCACCTTACTGTTTACAAGAAAGTCGTTATTGTCTTCATATAATTCTGGGAGAATATGGGTGAGTGGCTTATTTACAACATGAATCATTTGTGGACCCTTCAATAATGAACGATACTCGTCAATCGTTAAATTCCCATAATATTTATCCAGAAGATAGTTTGGATTGGGGGCTGGTTTAAACCCGGTGCTGTTTGAAGTTCCATATAATAAATGAAGTAGGTGGATGCGTTCAAACTTAGTAGATGTATCCATCTGTTCTTTTAATAACGACGCAAGCGCACATTCGGGTGAGCAATAACAGCCACTTACATGAAACACCCCATTTACGATCATAATCGGTGTATAATAAATCGGTCCATCAAACTCGCATGTATCCCAAAAACAGGCGCATTTATGATTTAATTTCATTTGTATCGTTTCCCCATTATGGAATGAATACTTCAAACGGTTTATTTTTTTCATGATTTCTTTTTGGTGTCGTTCGTTGATGATGTGAATATTTGCGTCAGTCGCATTTTTTTTATGGGTTGTATGACCCATAATCGTTGGGTTTGGGTTTGGGTTTGGATTTGGGCTGGGGTTCGGGTTTGGCATTAGCGTTAGCTGGTTTTGCGCAGCAGTATTTATGAATGTTGAACTAGTAATATGATTCGAAGATGCTTCTACTGCTTTCACCTTTTCTATATCGTCTTGGTCTGTAATATCATTTGTATCTGAATTATATGAATGTACGATATCACATGACTTCAATCCATTTGTCGATAAATTATAGGATTCAACTTCACTTATGGATGGGCTATAATCAAAATTAGAAATGGAATCATTCGATTTTAAGTCGGATAAATGACACTTTAAATGAAGTATAATGTTAGGCACCTCAGAAGTATCATACATACCGGTAGTTGAATTCAATATAAACCCAGCCTTGGGTTTTCTACCTCGTTTTTTATTGATTTGTCCTTTGTATATTTGATTAGGAGATACAAGATCATGAGTTGGTATTGTTTGATGAGTGATAATTGTTGTCTTTGTCCCAGCGATTGCGCCACTTCCAGTTTCGGTTGTCGATTTATTTTCGGGATATTTGGAGGTTTCATTAACAGCCAACGCATAAGTGTTATGCTTTACGATATAATTTTTATCGGTTTGTTTCAATATGACAACATCTGGAAATGTAGGTTCATTACGGGTATCATCTTCTGTTGTTGTTGTTGTTGTGGTTGTTGTTGTGGTTGTTGTTACTTCGACCGCCTTACTATCGAGATTATCTAGCGCTAACGTCGAGTCCGACGCAGCATCTTCCACGACGGCGGTAGTCTTTTTTCGCGCAGTTCCTTTTGCGGGCTTATTCGCTGTCGATGTTACAGTATTTTTTCCTGGAAATGAAAAAGTAGGCATGCCTGGTTAAGATAATGCGGCGCGAATGATAATATATGATTTACCACAATTTATGTTTATACCCTTTTGATGATGGGTATGACGAATAAAAACAACTTAAATATAAACCTAGGATATAAAGTTAGCTACAATCGCGATTATTCCGACGTCGTTTCATCTCGCACAACCACCATTGCAGCTTTTTTCCGGCTTTCATTTTCATAACATCCACGACAAAGAGGTATATAATTGGATGACCCAATTACTACTTGATTTCTTTCATTCGTAGTTCTAAAACTGAATACACCTGGTGTTCCATCACGGCATAAGCTGCAAAGTGATTTTAATTTTAATACGTTGTCGCTGAATGGAATAAGTTGTAAGAGTGATCCAAGTGGCTTTCTCTCGAAGTCGCCGTCTAGACCACAAATATATACGCGTTTATGTTCATGTTCAACCAACTGTTTCACTTCATATTCAATATCCGCAAAGAACTGGCCTTCGTTGATGAGTATAGTTTCTGCTCGGTGGATTGTCTCTTTATTATTGACAACTGCTTCTTCGATTGTTGAGGCTAAAATACATGGTATCATTTGCTTGTCATGTGTCGATAACATAGGCTCGGTCGTATAACGATTATCAGCAGCATAGTTGATCACCGCAACTGGTATATTACAGAACATACATTTCTTATACACTTCGAGTAAATAGGACGTTTTTCCAGAAAACATAGAACCAAGTATTAGTTCTAAATATCCATGTGTTTGTGATGACATCGAATACAAAGGGTGATAGTATGTTATACAATAGTTGAATAATTGTATATATCTATATATACGAATATTGTCTTTCAATTCTTTGTGTTTTGATTCTTATTATCGCTCATTGTTACATAAATATAATCCTATATGATTAAGTATATGAAAGATGCCTATATATGAACAACAATCTTTGAAGAATGACAACACAGCACCTACACCCATATCGTCACACATCGACACAAACATACATTCTGTGAATAATGCGATGCCTTGGGTTGAAAAATATCGTCCATCTTGCTTTGAACATATTGTTCTTGAACCGATGAACCGAATAATTCTATCCAATATCCTAAACACAAACTATTTTCCAAATCTATTATTTTATGGACCCCCTGGAACCGGAAAAACAACCACAATCATGAATTTAGTTACGGCATATCAATCAAAACTCAATATGCAGAACCGTGGACTGATGATACATTTAAACGCATCCGACGAACGCGGTATCGACATTATTCGTAATCAAATTAATAATTTTGTAAGCACAAAATCGATGTTTGGAAATGGAATTAAGTTCGTCATATTGGACGAAGTCGATTACATGACTACAAACGCTCAAATCGCACTTCGTTATCTACTTACAAGTTATACTGACAATAATGTGCGGTTTTGCCTTATATGTAATTATGTTTCACGTATAGATGAGTCATTACAAACCGAATTCGTTCGTATGCGTTTTAACCAGCTGCCTCAGGCAGATATATTTGCGTTTTTGTGTAAAATACGAGATAATGAACAACTTCAATTGTCGGATGAAAATCTTGTCGCGATACAGCAACAATTTCATTCCGATATTCGAAGTATGATTAATTATATTCAGACAAATCAAGATGATTTACAAAACCTACATGTAATTACTCATCATGTGTGGGACCATCTTATTGAATTATTCCAAAAACCTGGAACTGGAACTGGAACTGGAACTGGAACTGGAACTGGAACTGGAACTGGAACAGCAGTCGGCTCACATGGTGATGACATATCAGCAGATATATTATCTTATTTTCGAGAGATTAGCGCCAAATATTACATGGATCCAAGAACAATCATTAAACAATTTTTATATTATATTGTACGAAATCGCACTAATGATTTTATCACAACCGACATACTTCATAGTATTGAGCATATTATTCATTTGCATCAAATAAGAACAGAATACATCGTTCATTATTTTATATTGAAATTCCGCGAATATTTTAAGTCGGGAACAAAGAAGGATCGCGGAGGCGACGGCGAAGGTAAAGTTGTTGGTTCTGATGGTGCACCTACAAAAAAACGCATCATTAAAGTAAAGAAGTCGAACTCCCAGGTTAAAAAGGAAATATAGACAAAAAGTATTTCATCTATATTATGTAGATAGAATTGAAATAAAAACGCTGTAATTGTTATTACACATAGACCAGACAACAAAGTGAAAATGTCGGAACTTGATACAGAATGGATGAAATTTATGACACGTATTTCGCGCCAACAAAATTGCGATAATGCGGACGAATCTAGTGGAGGTGAAGATGAATGTTCAGACGCTGCTCATATTGGAGTCACGACAACGCAATTTGGTATTGTTTCGGTTCAACCGTCGTCGATGGCACCGGTAACGATATCTCCGAAATTATCGGCTAAAAAGTCATGTATTTCAAAAAAGGCACAACGACGAACCTATTCGTTTTTAGATGCGACCGAAACAAATGATGTGGCATCGCCATCACCTGAAATTATACCGCTCGTGGAATCATCATTTCATCCGTCCATATCTCCGATTTATATATCAACAAAGACTAAAATTGCATATCTGAATAAACAGGTAAATATTTATGAAGCATTTTGGAATGTTCCAGTTCAGCATTACTACGAGAGAAAAGAAGGCGTCATCAAAAAACAAATAAAATTTCAAACAACCGACCCCGCATTTATTGCGTCCATCAAAGAAAAACTAGAAAATCAGCCACGTTGTTATGAAGAATTTGTAATTGAACATATCGAGAATCCAAACGGACGCATTCAATATAAAGACCAGCGTAAGGTAAGCATCGGTTTATGTAAGAAAGACCTTCATGGAAATAACACGAAAAAAAAACGCGCGTTCTTCAACTGTTTTGTTCTAATTCTTCGGATTGACGGTGGTGTTGCTCCTCTCGAAGAAAGAGCGCCAGAAGATGATATACTCTATAAAGAGATGCATGTGAAAGTATTCAATACTGGCAAATTAGAAATACCAGGCATTCAAGAAGACACCACACTCACGCATGTCCTACGACTCCTTGTAACGGTTCTACGTCCTTATTTGGGCGATGACTTGGATTTCATACCCAACCGTTGCGAGACAGCGCTCATCAATTCAAACTTTAATTGCGGGTTTTATATTGACCGCGACAAACTGTTCCATCTACTGAAATACAAATACCGTATGAATTGTAATTATGATTCGTGTTCTTATCCCGGTATTCAAAGTAAATTCTATTACATACCAGGAAAAGGAATAGCTGAACAATCAGGACAACAACCAACTTTGTCAGAGAACGCTGTCTATTATGAAGTATCATTCATGATATTTAGAACCGGAAGCATACTAATTGTTGGAAAATGTAATGAAGAAATTCTCATGGTGATATATCGTTTCATATGCACGATTTTAACCAACGAATATTCTGGCATTCAAATGGGGTCCGTTGTAGGTGACGGTGACACACCAACGATGGCAAAGACTGTGAAAAATACTCGTAAAAAACGGTTACAGGTGACAAATATTCGATATTATGAACCATAAGGTTTAGGCATCATTTGATTTATCCTTTGATTCGTTCATTTAATTTATTCATTCGTAAAGAATATAAAGATTTAAAAATTGAGTATTCTATATACAAGATATTATTGGATGTCAACCACTCAAAATGGAGGAAGCGCTGCTGCTGCAGCATCAACATCAGTTGTTTCACAAGACAGCAGCAGTCAGCAAATTAGCCGTATTCCAACATATGCTTGTTTTCAGCATGCTACAAAGGTTGCCATTTTAGAAGATAAGCCGATTATTTTGGATTACTGGACTAGTTCATTAGAGAAAACATGTCTGATTGGGGTTCGTTCAAACAACGAAAAACTACTGGTTAAAAGTGAAGATGAATACACTAGTCCGATCGCGAAGATTTTTAAGGTTGATACTGAATATATTATCGTTACCGCAAATTCGGTATATATTGTCGCTGCCGATATTAGCACAAGGCGCATCAATTAATTCGTTTTTTCTCAACGTATAAAGAACTATTCTTATAATCGCCGTAAGTATTATAAGAATTCATATTAAGAATCGCCGTGATCATGGCGTCATCCATTATATTCCTAAGTGATTGTACTCCTCTATATACTACACTCGGTGCACCTGAACGCATTCCGTCCGTAATAGGGGCGCCGCTATTTCGTTCTGTGCGATTAGAATGGTCCATACCACCAAACGCCGATAAAACCACAGTAGAATCATATATCGTACGTTATAAACTTACCGGTGCACCAATATCGCATGTATTAAATGAGATGTTGGTTTTTTTTCCAACCGCGACGATCACCGGACTAACAAATGGAGTATCCTATGATTTTTGGGTAGTCGCGAAAAATCGATTTGGTGAAAGTCCGCATTCCACGACGATTAGCGTTATTCCTGGGTCGTCGCCTTCTCCTTGTCAAATTGTTCGACGCGCATATCATGCTACGTCATCAGGCAACGGTATTACTGACAGTACACCTCAATATATAGGTATTGAATTCACACCGCCACTCACCCAAAATGGTAGTAACGCACTGACATTTACAACAAAATATACGCTTTTAAATGGGGGCGGTGCTATGACCGATATCTCATATGTTTCTATATTTAGTGTTCAGTCCAACGAATATAGTTTAGACCTGTCTGGAAATATCGCAACAATCACAATTGGGGTGAAATCCAATTATATAAGGAAACAAATAACACCCCCAACAGGATTGGCTGGATTTCAAAGTGGAAATTATCGGTTTCAGGTCTTTTCATCCAATATCTATGGAATCTCTTCGGCGTCTGATCTCTCGTTCAATCTTCTGCTACTTTCAAACATCGACGCATCGAATAGTCCGCGAGTTATTGCTCCAACATTTTCGTCTTATCCGAATCCTGATAATGCCGGGATTGTTAGTCTAGAACCACATGATGGAAGAATCCGATTTCGATGGAAACAGTATCGCGGTGTCGGAAGCGGTAGCACCGGTCCGAATGCGTATATTGGTTGGTCGTATCGAATCCAATATACCGACGATAAAGATAATTGGTATTATCCACCACTTACGTTAAATGCGCCAAATAGTGCGTATTATCCGGAATATACTATTCAATATGATACTACTAGTGTCGATTCAAATACTAGTAATTTTGAGTATACGATCGATATTAGCCGTAATGTTATGAACGGACGAAGGTATTATGTTCGATACTGCGTCGTGGATTCTTCTGGTGATACAAGTCAATATACACAAATCCTGACAACAAATCTTTCGCTTGTTTCATGTATTCCAGGTAAATTGCCGAATCCACCACAAATTTTTAGAGCAAGTAGCGCAGATCGTTTAGTTCGACTTTATTTTGATTGGCAACAGCGACCGCCTAGTATAGATTTGACTGGTGGATTACCGATTTTAGATTATCGTATTGAGAGATATGATGTGACTCGCACAAATAATGGGGTTATTGTTACTACAACTCCAAGTGTCGTATTCGATAATCTACCTGGACCATTTTATGAAGATAATTACGACATTTATTTCAACGGTTTTGAATATGAATATCGTGTATATTCCAGGAATAATTTCGGGTATTCAGCAACATTTAATTCAGTACGCGGGATTCCTTTTTTTCCCGCAGACATACCTCGTAATGTAACTGCTTCGGTTGATATTGGTATGATTACTTTGGATTGGGAACCACCTGAAACAACTGAACTAGACCCACCAACCATAGAATATTATATTGAATACAAACTTTACACTCTTTATACGGTGTCAGAAGTTGGAGCAGCAAACATCGTTGGAGTATTATCGGATGTAACAACAATAACAAATACAAATCAAGATTTGACAAACATTTTAGTAGATGATGTATTATGGGAAAAAATACCTTCACAACCAGTTGGTATATTTACAAGATCGTTGGCTCGCTCATTTACAGTACAAAACTTAATTAATAATAAGGCATATGTATTTCGTGTTGCGGCTGTAACCCAAGACGTTGCGCGGCGTAAAATAATTGGTTTGAGGAATGTCATCGGACCAAATAGTCCATATCTACCACGTCCGGCGATTATTGGACAAGTTCCATCGAAATTAACGAATGTTCGGTTCTTCAATTTGGACAGCATGTTATTGATTACTTGGACAAGCACAGATATAAAAAACACACAGGGAATTATGCGATTTATTGTCGATTATGATATTGCGCCAAGTGAAACTAGTTATTCTTTACGTCAAACATTTGAATATAACAGTAGTATTGTCTTTAATGATGGAAGTAACGAAATTTCGTTTCAAGTCGCAGTTATTGGATTAAGTAACAACGTAACACAGCGTCCTGATTCACGAACGAATAGTTATGTCGTGAAAATATATTCAGAAAATTTGGTGGGTTTTACGAATGAACTAAGGAAGGTTAAGTTACATCTGGACCCAGACGTTATAAAACCTAATGATGTATATGAAAATATTACACTTACAAAGGTGGTTCGACCAAGAACAATACCGTCGCTCATTACAGAAGAACGAACTGCTTAAATATCATGAAATAATCGTTGGAATGCGTCTTTACAATATTATTATTATGTATATAGTTTCATAATACTAGTTATCGCAATCATTCAGATGTCGATTACACCAACCTTATCTAATTTTACAATTTCATCACGAACATATGGTGATGCGTCATTTCAATTAATCGATCCTTCTTCTAATAATACAAATCCAGATGCTAAATTCACTTTTACTAGTAGTAATCGTTCTGTCGCAGACATATCCGGTTCAGGAATGCGCACAGTCATTATTTTACATAGTGGACAAACCACCATTACCGCAACACAAGCAGCGACACCTGGATATATATCTGCTCAGATAAGCACAGTTCTAACTGTGAATAAAGTAACAACTGTCATTTCAAATTTCGTGATCTCTCCCAAAGAATGGAGCGATGGTTCTTTTAATTTGATCGATCCTGTATCAAATAATCCGTCCAGCTTTGTGTATGAAGTTTTAACGCCGAATACAATATCGCTTTCGAATCGCATCGTTACATTATTACGATCAGGACTCGCACAAATTCGTGTGATACAACGAGATCTTAGCGATAATTATATACCTGGTTCTGCTGTGGCAACATTTGATGTTTTATCTAGTATTGTTCGAGTTGGAACACAGAATCGTAATGATTTAATATGGAAAATTCCGTCAGAAAACGGTTCTACTATAAAAAATTACTTCTTTTATACGGAAGAACGAATATCGCCTGTAACTCCTGGACCCGCAGTTAGCACAATATTAGATCCAGCATACACCAGTCCAATTAATGCGTCTTATTATTCATATGCGCTTCCGGTGCCATATTATACACAAATCATATCTGCTGCTGGATTATTAACAGGTATTGATGTGAATTCTCCAAATATATTATTTAATATCGCGACAACCCAGTCACCGTTAAATTCAACGTTGAATTACTTTGATTTGGGATATTACGGCGAGATCGAATTGTCATGGGAATATCATAATGATCGCCCTATTGCGGAACTAAACCCTGCGTTTGTAGCATCTACAACGATGAATCTTTCTATTTATAAAGAATCGAGCATAAGTCAAGGCGGTAATCGCGTCGATCTAATATTAAATTCAACGCGGAAATATGATTCAATCGAAAATTGTTTGGGGCCGATGCCACAAAACAACAATAAAACGCTGGTTGATATATTTCCGATCACATTTCCAGGCATATTATCGAGTGATACAACCACGGAATCCCGTGAATTAAAGTATTTAAAACAAACAGATAATATTTCGGGTCGTGTTAGCATATCAACGAATACCTATTCACCGGCTGACGCGCCAACAACCACGCGTGAATATAGTATTCTTATAAAAAGCTTACGTATCGCGCCATTCCGTTTTCCGATTTCGAGAGATTTTACTTCCCAACCTTTGGGTCAGGGTATAAGCACGTCTGGTATCGGGTTTTCTGTTTCAACGTTTAATGCGCTATCTTTGTCCGAAAATGACACAAGTGGCGGTATATTGTATCACATGCCAAAAATGACACGCTCGATGATGGATTATGGTAAAGCGACATGGTCATTTTCTTGGAATTATGCAGCTAATCTTTCGAAACTTGCCACCGATATCTCTTATTTGCCGGTTGGCGGAACATCGGCGAGCGACCTCTCTGCGAATTTGAACATTCCATTTCGAATGCGTGTTCGTGGGTTCTCTCGTCCATATAAAAAAACAACACCCACCATATCAGATAACAACTATAATACTACGAATGTGAGAGATTTTTTGACAAATGTGTCAGATGCGTCATACAATACACGTATGTTATTCGACATTTCTCTGAATGAAACCGCAAATTATGCGAAGATTGCAGCTACTTCTGCGTTGTCAGATTCATCATTCGGTATTGTAACGCGAACGTTTGATATTAGTGGTGCCGGCGGATTTGCGTCTTTTTCAGACGAAATCGATTATTCTCATACGCAATTTGTATTTTTGTTTCAACTTACGATAACAGACCCCAGTTATAATAATTATTTCAAAATGATGAATTCTCAACGTGATTCATTTCAAGTCAAGATGTTGTCGCAAACATTCACGCCACATCAGTTTTATCGATTCGCAGGTCCTGATCCCACTACAACTGCGTCATATGAACTTGATAGTTCTAGGAACACTCTTTATGATATTAAAGACACTCATACACAAATAGCACCAAGATATTCATTTTTTAACTTGATAAATGGAGTTTATTATTCATATCGTATATCATCTTATAATATTGTTGGTCCAAGCGCGTTTTCTTCTTTATTCACTCGGCGATGTGGTTCAATACCAAATACGATCGTAAACCGAATAAATAGTCTTGGTGCAGATACATTTGTAGTCGAATCTGAACGAACATCAAATCGTGTGAATATTTACTGGGAAAAACCGTCATTCACCGGTTATGAAATACAATATTTCTTAATACAAACCGCATTAGATATTTCAGGTCGTTGGGTAACATCAGTTGAATACACACCAGATATTTCTAGTAACTTATTAAATTTTAACTCATTTAATGACATAAATGTTGTTGTAAGTGATCAAACAAAGATGGTATATGAGGTAGCCATATCAACCTATACATATAAAACACTTGATGCCCAACAATATGTTAATTCTAATTTAAATTTAAATACTTCATTCTTTGGGGAACTTATCAACGGTTTCAAATATTATTTTCGAGTAGCCGCAGTAAATGAACTTGGGCAAGGAGCATACTCATCGGTGTTATCAGGTATTCCATTCGCAAGACCATCCAATTCTCCGATTAAATTTATAGGAACACCTATTATTGGAAATCAATTAGTCATTTTAACATGGAGAATACCCCAGGATGATGCTGGTTCACCAATATTGAATTATATTATTGATTATGAAGAAGTTGTTTCAGGTGTTCTAGGAGATACATATATTAACAAAAAACGTTATATCCAAAATAGTATTGAAGAATCTTTTTATACAAAGCTGAATCGTGGTTATCCGTTCGACGACTTTCGAAAGCTGTATTCTGGTATTAAACGTTATTCTCTCTTATCATCTACACAAAAAACCGAATTGAATAATTTACGAAATGAAATAACACCATTTATAATACATCCGCGACCGATCACACTCAAAGACACGACAAATATAATAGTAAATTATACTAATCCAACATTCACATATAAGAGTGCGTTATTGAAACAAAACGCGTTTGACCTTTCGAATATTGAGCTAAAATGGTATTATACACAAGATTCTGGTGGTTTATCGTGGGATCAAAGTGTTAGTTATTCGTTTCATCTTTCAATAAGCGGTCATCTTGAACATAATAGCACAAATCGTTCAAGAGATATTTCTAATGTGTTTGATATATCTGGAATATATAACATATCGTTTAATAAATTATCAATTCCTTCAAATCAGATTTATAATTATATCGACTTTACCTCTGGGAATGTGATCGTCGATGGAAATACCCCTAAAAAATTTGTAAATTTAAAAACGATCTCACCACCCACGATGTATCGTATCGATGTAAGTAACGGCGATGGTTATTTTTTGAAATTAATCTATACCATTAGTAATATGCAGCAAAATAATTATCGGTTTATTTTGCGTTCTGATAGAGTCACGTTGAATGGTGTTGCGCCTGTACGAACATATTCAGGATTACCTACGGAATTTACCGTGACGCTTACTACTAATACTTATTCACCATTTGTAAATAATAAAAAATATTTATTTACAGTAACCCCATTTAATATTAATGATTTCTTTCCTGACCCAGACCTTAGTAACAATTATGGTTCAGCACAAAGTCAGGTTACATTTACGATGGGCACAGATTTTAACGATCCAGTCACCGACATGAGTTATTCATTAATATCAACCACTCAGGGTGGTAAAGTTGTACTTAAATGGAAATATACATCTGAACCACAATATTATATCAACATAACAATACCAATTGGATACACACAAGAAAATCTTTTTCCAGAAGAATATCCGTCCACACCACAAAGTAACAACGTCTTTACTTCATTCATTACTCCTAATCTTGAAAGCGTAGGAGGTATTGTTACATATACCATACCATCAAGCCTGCAATCTGATATCGAGTCATCGAATGCGCAATTATATTTAAGATCTGGGCGTCCTTATGATATTACTGTATCTCCTCTTCAAACATTTTTTGTGAGTGGATCAGATGAACCAAATTATATACCAGCTGAATACAGGAATATAAATCCGGAAGGCACATTTATCGTGCCGTTTAGAGTACCGCTCGCACCATTATCTTTATCCGCACAAGGATATAATGGATCGGTTACCTTGAAATGGAAATTACCTGATTTCGCGAATGATCCAAATTATTACAAAACTGATTTTAAATCACCCTATTATAGATATCATTATTATACACTTGAACGTCGAGATATATCTTCTGTTAACGCTGAATTTCGAAATTGGCGAGATATCTCGAATGAGATTTACATTCCAACTGTTGAAAATGGAGGTGTTCCTGGATATGAAATCGTATATCCAAACATACCCGGTGTGAATGAACAACCAATACAATTTCGTGTTCGAACAGTTATCGTAAATGACTATAATGGCCAGAGGACATTCTCCGATTATACATACCTGTCGGTTGTGAATACTATACCAGTTAGCGATCCTTTGAATAGTAATGTATATCCTTCGTTATACCCTTATACGCCCAGTAACCCGAATTTGCGATTCGCGACACGTTCAAGCACGTCGTCCGGTGTATTTAACGGACTGACCGTGTCTTTTGTTTATCCGACATATAATGCCAACGCTGATTATTATGAATGTTTTATCGAATATACCCCTCCCTCAAATTTCCCCGGATCTGGTTCAAACTGGTATAACGTATTTAATGTAAATAATGGTATTGCGGATCTTTCATTTAATATCAGCGAAAATCCTTCGTTATTTACAACAAATCGGCGGCTGAGAACAACTTCTGCGGCAGCTGGCGGAATTCAAAATTTCACAGTAATATGTCGGTCAAATGTTCTTGCGTATGGAGTGAAGATTCGTTTATATCCTCGTAAAAATGGTATCGATACTGGAAGTGATGGATTTTACGCCCCTTACGGGGAGACACTTTATACTGGTTATTCAAATATTAAGTATATTGACATTTAATCATTTCATTTCATTTCATCATAGTCCTGATTGAAGAACATGTATTTGTTCGGCGGTGAGTGTATCTGGAAACTCAATATTAAATTTGATTTTAAGAACACCGGACTCTCCGTTTTTTTCTAAACCCAAACCAGGTATTGTTTTAATATTACCCGGTTTAATTACGTTGCCTGGCTTATTTGCGAGTTTGAAAATCCGACCATTAAGATGCGTGATTTCGAAGTCAAACCCACATAATGCTGCCCTGAGTGGAATCGTCTTTTCGATGGTTAGATCAAGATGTTCAACCTTGAATAATGCGTGTTGAAGAACGTTGATAATAATGCGAATATCGCCTTTCATACCTGCTTCATTCATATGACCACAATCATTTAATATAATCGTATCGCCTTGAAGGACGCCCTTTGGTATTTGCGCATAGATCGTTTCGCGCTCAATCTTGATAATGTCATTATCCGGAACCTGGCGGTCGATGTCGATCGGAATCGAACATCCGTTATAGCACTGTTCAAGCGTAAGTGATACTGTTTTGACGATTGTATCCGGGACTTGATACACACGAACCGTTGGAGGAGCTTGTGGTTGTTGTTGTTGCGGTTGCTGATGTGATTGTGAATTCTGTCCATGATGTCCGAATCCACCATTCATGCGTCCATTATGAAACGTTTGAAAAACAACTTTTGGTCCCATACCCGGACCATGTCCTCCCGCGGCGTTACCAAATAACATATGTAATAACTCTTCGGGAATACCGGGTGGCATCCCTCCTGGAACACCACCACCACCGCCGAAATGGAACATTTGTGGCATGCCGCCGCCACCGCCACCGCCTCTCCGCATCATATCATATGTCCTGCGTTTATTCGCATCTGATAAAGTCGCATATGCGTTGTTCAGTTCTTGGAATTTCTGCTTGCTTTCATCTGTATTTCCATTTTTATCAGGGTGATGAATCATCGACATTTTTCGATACGCTTTCTTAATTTCATCTTCGCTTGCCTTTTCTTCTATACCTAGGATTTTATAGTAATCCTTATCCTTGTCGATATCATCCATGTTCATCTGCGGAAATTCATGAGATTCAAAAAACATTTCTGGACCGAAGCCATGCCCGTTATGTCCGGGAAAGCCGCTTGAAGGTCCGCCACCGAATGGAAAGTTGAAAAACATAATGGAATGAATGAATGAAATCGAATGTAATGTTTGTTATTACTTAAACATTATATTTATTATACTTTAATAGGACGCATCGCCGCGCTTACAGAATCAAATCGATCAACAATCAACAATCAACAATCAACAATAAACAATCAACAATCAAGAACAAAAGATTTGCGATGATTCATCTATCGCCTGACATACCATTTATTGCGAAATATCAGCCATCTAAAATACCGGATTTTGAACAATTAGACGAAAATACGGTGACGATCATCAACAGTCTTATCGAGATGGATAACTTGAATATTATGTTTTACGGCGAATCTGGTTCAGGAAAAACATCTATTATTAATGCGATGATCCGTGAGTATTACAAAAAATCTGGGTGTAATAATACGACAATAAAAGAGAATATATTAGTTCTCAATAGTTTGAAAGAACAAGGGATTCAATATTACAGAAATGATGTGAAGGTATTTTGTCAAACAATGACGATGATACCTGGAAAAAAGAAAATCGTCTTGCTAGATGATATCGATTTAATCAACGAACAAGGACAGCAAGTTTTCCGAAATTGTATCGATAAATACAGTCATAATGTTCATTTTATTTCATCATGCACCAATATTCAGAAAGTAGTCGATACATTTCAAACACGTAATATTATTGTTAAAATTAATCAACTAAACCGCGCTTGCTTGAATAAAATTATGCTAAAAATAAAAATGAATGAACGTTTGATGATTACAGGCGACGCGGAGGATTTCTTACTGCGGGTTTCGAACGGCTCGGTTCGAACACTCATTAATTATTTGGAGAAGACGAAACTGATTGATCGAGAGATTACGCTAGAACTTGCGAATAAAATTTGTACGAATATTGGGTTTCATCGTTTCGAAGAATATACACAAATTATATTAGATGATACTCTTGATGTGAATACACGAATTCGTCGTGCGAACCATATTTTATTTCAATTGAATGATGAAGGGTATTCCGTTTTGGATATTTTGGACAATTATTTCTTATTTGTGAAGATGACGCCGCTATTTAGTGAAGACATCAAGTATCGTATTACATCTCTGATATGTAAATACATTACGATATTCCATAACATACATGAGCATGATATAGAATTGGCGCTATTTACGAACAACCTGATTGGGTTGCGCGTGGGGTTGCGCCCCCATACGACGCAGGGCGATAAGCTGTGCTAGATGCGGGGGAGGGAGGAGGGGAGTGGCGGTGCGAGTGG